ATGGGGCCCCCGATATGACTTGGAAACCTTGGCACATTGGTTTATCTAGCATGACACAACCAAATTTTAGCGTTGCATCTGGTGATATTGCGAAATGTTCTAACGCGTTTGCTGATGATATTATTAGAAAGATGGCGAAAGATCTCCATGAGCTCAAACCATATGATCTTAACACAGCCCTGAATGGAGTGGACGGTGTGACATATGTGGATAGAATCAACGTTCGCACCAGTGCCGGTAATCCTTTCAAGAAATCTAAGATTAACTTTATTACATTGGATGATGATAATAAGGTCGTTGAAATTGATGATGTTATTGCAAACAGAGTTAAAGAAATTGAAAATCTATACAGACAAGGTAAAAGAGCGCACCCCCAGTTTTGTGAACATCTAAAGGATGAGCCAGTCTCAGACAAGAAACGTCGCATTGGTAAAACAAGATTGTTTTCTGGGGCTGAATTTGCATGGTCGTTGGTTGTGCGGAAAAATCTACTTCCACATATACGACTCATTCAGAATAATCCTCATCTGTTTGAATCGATGCCCCGTGTTGTGGCGCAATCTGAAGAATGGCAACAGCTATATAATGCTCTTAAAGAAAAGGGTTTAGATAGAATTATTGCTGGAGATTATGCATTCTTCGATAAAAACATGATAGCTGAATTAGTTCTTGCCTGTTTCGACTTTCTTATTAAATTGTCAGAAGCTGGTGGCGCCTCGCCTGAGGAACTTATGACTCTTAGATGTATTGGTGAAGATACAGCATTTGCGATATTAGATTTTAATGGTGACTTAATTGAACTTCAAGGAAACCCTTCAGGACACCCTCTCACGGTCATTATAAATTGTATTGCAAACTGTATTTACATGCGATATGCATACATGGTAGTGACTGGTAAAGATCCGAGCAATTTTAAAAATGATGTTTCTTTGTTTACTTATGGTGATTATAATATTATGAGCGTGAGTGCAGATTGTCCGGAGTTTAATCACACCTCCATAGCTAAGGCGTTAGCGGATATTGGTGTGGTTTACACAATGGCCGACAAAGAGGCTGAGAGTAAACCTTACATTGATATCGGTGAAGCTTCTTTCCTTAAGAGATCATTTCGATTTGATGCAGATATTGGCGCTGTTGTAGCCCCTCTCGATCATACATCAATTGAGAAAATGCTTACTTCATTCGTTGATGGTGGAAATATTAGCGTTGAAGCACATTCAATTTGTGTCATTGAAACTGCCCTTCGCGAGTATTTCTATTATGGAAAAGAAAAATTTGAAGAACGAAAAGCTTATTTCAAGGATTTGGTTGAGCGCGCAGGATTGCAAATGTATGTCCGAGATAGTACTTTT